TAATCCTTCGCAAAGCAATGATGTTTGATAAGGGGACGAAGAAAGTGGAAAAGGCCAAGGCACAACCTAAAAAGGTTGCGCGGATTGTCCGTCCCGGTTCTTCTGGTACTCAAGTCAACACACGTTCCACCGATGTAAAGAAAGCGTCCCAGCGCCTTGCGCGTACTGGCCGTATCGCAGACGCGGCGGCCTTGTTGGACAAACTCATTTAATAAGGATGTGAACAAATGGCTATTGTTGGTAATACATACACTCGCTACTCGGCGATTGGTATTCGTGAAGACCTGTCGAACGTCATCTACAATATCTCGCCGGAAGAAACCCCGTTCATTTCGAACATTGGCCGCGAGAGCGTTAAGAACACCTACTTCGAATGGCAGACGGACGCTCTGGCTGCTGCTTCGGCCTCGAACGCTGCACTCGAAGGTGACGACATTTCTTCGTTCACTGCTGTTACGCCGACCAGCCGCGTTGGTAACTACACGCAGATCAGCACGAAGAACGTCATCATCTCCGGCACGCTCGAAGCTGTTGACAAGGCTGGCCGTCGTTCGGAAATGACCTACCAGCTTGCCAAGCTGGGTTCGGAACTGAAGCGCGACATGGAAAGCGCACTGCTTGCTAACCAAGCTGCTGTTGCGGGTAACACCACGACTGCTCGTCGTACCGCTGGTCTGCCTGCTTGGTTGACCTCGAACACCTCGTTCGGCACGGGCGGTGCAGACCCGACGGTTGGTTCCACGCCGACTGCTGCCCGCACGGACGGTACGCAGCGTGCGTTCACCGAAGCCCTGCTGAAGGGTGTGATCCAGAAGGTCTGGACTTCGGGCGGCACGCCGAAGATGCTCATGGTTGGTCCGTTCAACAAGACGGCTGCTTCGGGCTTCACCGGCATTGCGACCCGCTATCGTGACGTTCCTGCCGGTCAGCAGGCGCAGATCATCGGCGCTGCCGACGTTTATGTGTCTGACTTCGGCACGGTGAACATTGTTCCCAACCGCTTCCAGCGTGACCGCGACGCCTTCGTCGTCGATCCCGATTACGCTTCGCTGGCGGTTCTGCGTCCGATCCAGAAGATGGACCTCGCCAAGACGGGCGACGCCGACAAGGCTCTGCTCCTTGTCGAATACGGTCTGAAGGTGAACAATCAGGCGGCTCACGGTATCGTAGCCGACTTGACCACCTCGTAAGGACTAAATGGGTGAGGGGGCTTAACGGCCCCCTCATCTAATAAAGAGGGTTTTATGGCAAAGCGCCTGCTTAACGATGATGCTTTCACCGGCATCAAAACATATTACGATTACGACGCTGATAAAGACGAAGCTGTCATTTCCAAAGAACAGGACATGACTGCTATTATCGAAAGTAATAAGCGCGAATTTAACGCTGCTCCTGAACGCTGGGGTGAGTGGACAAAGGTTGGCACGATCCCGCTTTCAGTGTATTATGAACTTGAGCGTCAAGGTATTACTAAAGACCAAGAGGCGATGAAGAAGTGGTTGAACGATCCCGATAATCGTTACTTCCGCACAAGGCCGGGGACTGTTTAATGGCGATTACGACGTATTCAGAATTGAAGACCGCAGTCGCCGATTGGCTCAATCGTAGCGATCTGACTTCGGCTATCCCGAACTTTATCGCTTTGGCTGAGGCCGAGATGAACCGTCAAATCCGTCACCGTAAGATGGTGACGCGGGCGACGGCAACGATGGATACGCCGTATTTTGCTGTCCCGGCTGACTGGAAAGAAACCATTCGCTTCCAGTTGAACACGAACCCGGTCACACCGCTTGTGTTCGTAACGCCGGAACAGTTGTTGGAAGATAGCCAGAAGTATTCGGCGGCTAATCAGCCGATGTTCTACACAACTATCGGCCAGCAATTCGAAGTTCTTCCGCAGCCGGACGGTAGCTATGAAGCGGAACTTCTTTATTACGCCAAGCTGCCGTCTTTGTCGGACGCTGCTCCGACTAATTGGCTTCTTACAGAAAGCCCTGACATCTACCTTTACGCGACGCTTATCCAGTCTGCGCCGTATCTAAAGGAAGATGAGCGCACCCCAGTTTGGACGGCAATGTATGATCGTCTTGTCAACGATATGCTTCTGGCCGACGAACGCGCCCGCATCGGGTCTTCTAAACTTAAAGCTAGGATAAGGACTTTCGGATGAGTTTCTCTAACTATCTTGAGAACAAGGTGATGCTGCACGTTTTCGGCGGCACATCTTACACCGCGCCTGCGACTTTGTATGTCGGCCTCTATACGTCCGATCCGGGCGAAGGCAACACAGGCACAGAAGTTTCTGGCGGCTCTTACGCACGTCAATCTGCTGCGTTTACTATTACGGATAACGCTGCGGCCAATACGGCGGCTATCGAGTTTCCGACTGCAACAGGTTCATGGGGGACCGTGACCTACGTTGGTGTGAGCGATGCGCTTTCCGGTGGAAACCTATTGGCATCTGGCGCCCTGACTGTCTCTAAGACAGTCAGCAGCGGCGACGTGTTCCGTATTCCGACAGGCGATCTCGACATTACACTGGACTAACGCATGACCTTTTACGGTAGCGGAAATTACGGGGCGGGTGCGTACCCCGCTGGCGCTCCGTCCGGCTACGGTAGCGGCCTTTATGGTCGCGGCAGTTATGGCGAAGACGCAATTGAGGGCGCGGCGGCAATCGCTGCGTCTTCAGACGTTACTGCAACCGCTCAAAGGATCAAGGACGGCGCTGCGGCTATCGCGGCCACGTCGGACGTTACGGCTTCGGCGGTTCGGTATGCGATTGCGTCCGCTGCTATTACGGGCCAGTCCACGGTTACGGCATCCGGGGTGCGAGTTCTTATCGCTGCCTCGGCCATCACGGCCACCAGTGGCGTAACCGCTACCGCACAAAAGACACTGCCGGGCGCAGCGTCAATTGCTGCTACATCGGATGTAACTGCCACCGCTACTCGAACGACATTTGCGGCAGCAGAGGTAAACGCAACCAGTTCGGTTTCTGTGACTGCGAACCGAGTTCAGTTCGCAAGCGCAGAAATCAACGGCTTGAGCAATGTCACCGCTTCGGCAGTGCGTTACGCTCAATCGACGGTAGCCATCGCGGCCTCGACTACGGCAACGGCAACCGGAGTGATGGTCAACTCAGCCGGTGGGTTGATCCAAGGCGTTTCGTCCGTAAGTATTTCTGGTGGCATCCGGTTTACAGACAGCGCCGCAATAACCGCAAATTCAGTAGTTACTTGTAACGCGGTTAAGAAGTGGGAGCCGGAGCCAATAACGCCGGAAACATGGACACCACAGGCCGATACGAGCGAAACGTGGACACCTGTTGTCGTAACTTCTGAAACTTGGACAGAAGTTGCAAATACTAACAAGACATGGACGCCAATTTCTGTTACAGAAGAAACTTGGCAGCAAGCTGCATGAGGTAAAAGATGGCTGATACAACCACAACCAATCTTGGGCTTACGAAGCCTGAAGTCGGCGCTTCTGCTGACACTTGGGGAACTAAACTAAATACTGACCTTGACTTGGTTGATGCGCTTTTTGCTGGCGCAGGTAACGGCACAAGCGTTGGTCTGAATGTTGGTTCTGGCAAGACGATTGCAGTCGGTGGGACAATGGCTCTCACTGGCACGATTACCGCCAATGGCGCGACAATCAGCGCAACCGAACTCAGCTACATCGACAACGTATCGTCTAACATCCAGACGCAGCTTAATGCGAAGGCTGGGACGGCGTCTCCGACGTTCACTGGCGATGCTACATTCGCTAACGTCGTCGAGACTGTCTACAACCTGACTGGAACGGCTATCGACGCATCGAACGGAAACATCCAGTATAAGACGATTGGCGCTAACACCACGTTCACGGACAGCCTGAACACGGGTGAGAGCGTGATCCTGCGTCTTGCCTCTGCGTCCAGCTACACAATCACTTGGCCGACGATCACTTGGATCAAGGTTGGTGGTTCTGCTGCGCCGACACTGACTGCATCTGATGTTGTAGTTCTGTGGAAAGAAGGCTCAACGCTTTATGGCGCTTATGTGGGGAGCGGTGTCTAATGCCGTCGAACTTTAAGGTTCTCTCTGGCGCGTCTGGAGAGCCGAACGACCCTAATTTTAAGAACGTAACGCTGCTGCTCCACGGCGATGGGAGCAACGGCGCACAGAACAACACGTTCATCGACAGCAGCACCAATAACTTCACGATCACGCGCAACGGCAACACCACGCAGGGTTCGTTCTCTCCGTATGGTAGCAATTGGTCTAACTACTTCGATGGCAGTGGGGATTATCTATATGCCTCAAGTAATGCCGCGTTTGGTGTAGGGACTGGAGACTTCACAATTGAATGCTGGGTATTCCCAACTGCGGCTTGGGCCTCTGGCAATTATAACGCAATTCTGCAAATTGACGGAACTGGTCTTTATTTTGGTCAGAATAATGCTGGTTTTGGACTTCGCCAATCTGGCACTGCCAACATCATTTCATACGGGACTTCGCCAAGCCTGAATACATGGACACACGTTGCAATCGTTCGTTCAGGGACGACTGTAACGATGTATTACAATGGCGTAAGCGTAGCTACTGCAACAAGTTCTGCGAATTTTAGCTCTGGTAACGCATGGGTTGGTGCAGATGCTGGCCCATCAAGTTATTATAACGGATATATTTCGAACTTGAGGCTTGTTAAAGGCACCGCCGTCTACACGGCGAACTTCACGCCCAGCACGACACCCCTCACAGCAATCACCAACACATCGCTGCTGACTTGCCAGAGCAACCGCTTCCTTGACGGCAGCACGAACAACTTCACCATCACCCGCAATGGCGATGTGAAGGTATCTAGCTTTAGTCCGTTTACGCCTTCGTCTGCTTACAGCGCCAGCACGAATGGTGGTTCTGGGTATTTTGATGGAAGCGGTGATTATCTATCTGCGCCAAGTAATTCAGCTTTTGCGTTTGGAACTGGTGATTTCACGATTGAATGCTGGTCATATATGACTGGCAATCCTGGGGTTGTCACTGGTCTTTTTGATACAAGAAATAGCTCATCATCATCAGGTGGTGTTCTTTGTCAAATTGATGCAGATTTTCAAAATGCGTTGCGCGTTGAGATTGGCGGCTCTCAGGTATTCTTAACATCTCAAAAAGTTATATTAAATCAATGGAACCATATCGCAATTGTCAGATCATCTGGAACTGTTAAGGCATATCTTAATGGTTCTCAAATGACTGGAGGATCAGCTGCTAATTCAACAAACATAACAGATACTAATCTTCGGTTCCCCGGAGACTTATATTCTTATTGGCTTTCTGGGTATTGTTCAGATTTTCGAGTAGTCAAAGGAACCGCTGTTTATACGGCCAGCTTTACACCTCCTTCGTCTCCGTTATCGGCGATTACAAACACGTCTTTGCTGGCAAAATTCACTAACGCAGCCATCTTCGACAACTCAATGAAGAACGACCTTGAGACTGTCGGCAACGCTCAGATCAGCACAAGCGTTAAGAAGTTTGGCACGGGGTCGATTTACTTCGACGGAAGTGGAGATAATCTGTTTTATCCAAGCAACCAATCTGCGGATTGCGGAACAGGTGATTGGACGTTTGAGGCGTGGGTTTATATTTCAACACGCACAACAAATTATCCTCTTATCTTCGGCAATAATCGCGGTAGCTGGACTACTGATGCTATTGCTCTTACGGCAAGCAATTCAGATAATGCTGCGTATAATGACAAGTTCGTTTTTGCTTGGAACAATGGCGGGTTTTCTAGCGTGTCCGCAGGGAACAGCCAGCTTCTAGTATCTAATACAACGAATAGCACTGCAACTTGGTATCATTTTGCTGTTGTCCGCAATGGGACATCCGTCAAGATGTATCGCAATGGGACTGAAGTGGCATCGGCAACAGTCTCATCTAGCGCGTCATTCAATTGGGGTTACAATGGAACCCTTCTTGGTGGCGGAAACTGGGACGGCGCTCAAAGCTATTTTAATGGTTATCTAGATGATGTGCGCTTGAGTAAAGTTGCCCGTTATACATCCTCATTCACACCGCCCACAGCGGCATTCCCGAATAAGTAACTGGAGGCAAAAATGATTGTCGCTATCGTAAATGATGGAGCCATCGAACAAACGGGCGATCTGTCCGTCTTGTTCCCTAACGTATCGTTCCCTGCCTCTGGGCCTGAAGCTGAATGGATGGCCGAAAACAACCTTGTCCCGGTGACTTACTTCAAGGCGCATGACGCAGCCACGCAGAAGCTGGTAAGCTGCGAAGCCTACCTCGAAGGCGGTGACGTTTTCGCTGTGACTGTGGAAAGCCTGTCGGAAGATGAACTGACAGCCAAGGACGAAGCCACAAAGGCTGGCAACCGCAATGTCCGCAATCAGAAATTGCGCGATACAGATTGGACGCAGCTTCTCGACGTTACGCTTACTGTCGATTGCAAGACGGCTTTTGCCACATATCGCAAGGCTCTCCGCGATATGGACTTGCTCAATCCAGTATGGCCGGAAGTTCCATCTGAAGAGTGGATTGCATAACGATGGATATGTCATTCGGTGTGGACACACTTCTTACCATCATCGCTGGCATATTCGCCATCATTGGTGTTTGGACGCAACTGAGCAACCGATTGGCTATTCTCGAAACGAAGCTGGAATACGGCGACGAGAAGTTCAGTGCAATTGACAAGAAGTTCGACGAAGTCATGATGCACCTCCGCCGGATCGAAGATAAGTTGGACAACAAGGCAGACCGCTAATGGCGTTCAAACTTGGACCTCGCTCACTGCTGAACTTGCGCGGCGTGCATCCTGATCTGGTGCGCGTCGTTAAGCGCGCTATCAGCATTTCGAAGATTGACTTCACGGTCATTGAAGGCTTGCGCACAATGGCACGCCAGCGTGAACTCTTCGCCAAAGGCGCGACCAAGACGATGCGTTCGCGCCACATCCATGGCTTCGCGGTTGACATTGCGCCGTATGTAGGCGGCAGCATCCGGTGGGACTGGCCGCTGTTCGATCATATCGAAAATGCTATGAAGGAAGCCGCACGCCTTGAGAACGTGCCGATCACTTGGGGTGGGGACTGGAAGTCTTTCAAAGACGGGCCGCATTGGGAGTTGCCGCACGCTAAATACCCGGACCCGAAATGACGTGGGCCGGTGTTGAAGCTGCCGTTCTTGAGCGCATCCGGGTCTGGTGGCGTCCTGTTACCTGTGTGGGTATCGCGGGAGCCGTAATTGTTAATGCTATTGTGCTGCCGATCCTTAACAGCGAACCGATCTCGTTGACTGATCTTGCAGCCACTATCGCGTCTTGTGCGACAATCTTTGCGGTGAGGGAATGGGGCAAAATAAATGGGGCCGATTAATCCGTTTGTTGGCTATCTGGCGGGAGGCTGTTTACTTATTGGCGTCGCCGCCGGGTGGAAAGTAAAAGACTGGCAATGCGATGCCGCCTATGCCGCTGCGCTTGAGAAAGCCGAGAAGCAGCGCAAGGAAATGCAGGGGAAGATTGATGAGATTTCTGCGTCTTATGAAGCCGAGCGCGATAAAGCCGATATGGTGGTCGCCGGAACGACACGCGAAGTACGTGAAATATACAAAACGTTGCCTGCTGTTCCTGCTGATTGTGCTGTTGATGTTCGCGTTCTCGGGATGCTCGAAGGCAGTGTCAGTGACGCCAATGCCCGCACCACCGGCAAATCTGGCGAGTAACTGCAAGCCGCTATCTCCTCTTCCCCAGCCGCTCGTTGATCCAGAGCGTGTAATCTGGGAGATCGACACTGTAGCCAAATATGGCGACTGCGCGATGAAACACCGCATGACAGTCCAAGCATGGGAAGAGGCTGTAAAAAAGTCTAAGAAGTGATATAAGGACTTCAGCTTTACGCACGGATAAAACTATGGCGCTTATACCACTTGCTATCCCACCCGGTGTTTACAGGAACGGGACTGAACTTCAGTCCACGGGCCGGTGGTATGACGTTAACCTTGTGCGCTGGACAGAAGGCGCGATGGAGCCTGTTGGCGGCTGGGAGCGCCGGGGTAACGGGACGCTCACGGGCAAGGCTCGTGGCCTGATTACGTGGAAGACAAACGCTGGCGTTCGCTACGCAGGAATTGGTACTTCCTCTAAGCTGTATGTTATGACACAATCCAGCGGGTTGGTGGATGTTACGCCAACTGGATTTACGGCTGGATCAGACGATGCTTCGACGGGCGCTGGTTACGGGATTGCAAACTATAGTGCTGGCTATTACGGCACACCTCGTCCTGATGCTGGTTCTGTAACGCCAGCAACCACATGGAGTTTTGATACTTGGGGCGAGTATCTCGTCGGCTGTTCTACGTCCGACGGAAAGCTATACGAATGGCAGCTTGATGCATCTACGCCGACTAAAGCTGCGCAGATCGCCAACTCGCCAACTGGGTGTCAAGGCATACTTGTCACTGCTGAACGCTCCGTATTCGCTCTGGGCGCTGATGGTAACGCTCGTAAGGTTGCGTGGTCTGATCTCGAAAACAACACTGTCTGGACTGCATCATCCACCAATCTTGCTGGCAGCCAAATCCTTCAGACGACAGGTAAGATTATCTGCGCCAAGCGTGTTCGCGGCCAGAACCTTATCCTGACTGACATTGATGCACACGTTGGAACCTATGTCGGCCAGCCTTTTGTATATACATTTGAAATTGCAGGCCGTGCGTGCGGTATCGTATCTGCAAACGCGGTAGCTGTTCTTGATAACGCAGCCGTATGGATGGGCCAGAAGGGCTTCCATATGTATGATGGCTACGTCAAGCCGCTTCCGTGCGAAGTCTATGATTACGTCTTTAACAACATCAACACGAACCAAATCTCTAAGGTCTACGCTGTAAACAACTCACAGTATAACGAAGTTTGGTGGTTCTATCCGTCCGCTAACTCGAACGAGAACGACAGCTACGTTGCGTGGGATTACGTTGAAAACCACTGGACGATTGGCACGCTTGCTCGCACTTGCGGAACAGACCGCAGCGTATTTCGCAACCCGATCATGGTTGGCGCAAATGGTTATATCTACGACCACGAAGTCGGCCTCAACTACGACAGCGCGTTGCCGTATGCAGAGAGCGGCCCGTTCCAGATCGGCCAAGGCGATCAGATCATGTACGTCAACGAGATGATCCCCGACGAGCGCAATCTTGGTAGCGTCTCGGCTACATTCAAAACGCGCTATTATCCGACTAGCACAGAAACAACGCACGGCCCCTATAGCCTTACGAACCCAACATCGGTTCGCTTTAACGGACGCCAAATTAAGATGCGGGTCACGACAACAACGCCGAGCGATTGGCGCGTAGGGACGCAGCGGCTTAACGCTATTCCGGGTGGGCGTCGATGAGCCTAAAGCTACCGCCACCCCCGCAGGTATATAACTCGGCTTACGAGGCGCAGCGCAATCG